TTCTGATAGTGGCGTTTCTCGATTTGCAATAGTGTGTAGTTCATCAAAAACAAGTTCACATTTTGTACATTGATAAGTGTATGTTGGCATTATTCAGTAGTTTCCTTTTCTTTGGCTTTTTGACGAAGATGATCTTTCTTGTTGGCATAGTCTGTAACATACCAACCTGTACCTTTAAACTGAATCAAAGGTGGAGAATATATTTTTTTAACTTCGCCTTCACATTTAGGACATAGTGTTATTGAATCATCATTCATACTTTTTGTTATTTCAAATTCATAATCACATGATGTACAAACATATTCGTATATTGCCATATTAGTTCCTCAAATAATCCTGACCATTTTTAAATGATTGTAATAGACGAACAAGTTCGCTGTTGGTCATAGTTTCTTTTACAAATTCTTTTTCTTTATCAGATAAATCTTTTGTTAAATCATTATCGAATAATTTTTTTAAAGGTGACCAATCTTCATTTTCATCATCAGACGCTGTGTTTGTCATTCTTTTACATTTCCTGTAAAAATATAATGTTTGACTTCTTCTTTTTCTGTTTCATCAAACTCTGGGCAAGGCATATATAATGCTTTGCGAAAAGATGCTATCATTTCATATTCAGATGCACCTACATTTTTTAATGTTTCTAAATCTTCATCAAACCAATATGTAAATTCTAGTTGATGATCGTATTCATCACCCACAGGAAATTTTACAAATAACATTTTTGGGTTTATTTTTTCTGTATCATAAATTAAGTTGCCATCATATGGACCACCTAAAAGATGTAAGGTAGAAATATGTTCATTTTTTGCTTCTTCTTCATCAATAAATTCATCAGATGTTGTCATTTTCTTCCTCATCAAAATCACTCCATTCTTTGAACGAGGTGATACGAGAAAACTCACGATCTTTTCTTCTTCGATTTCTTTTACTTGACTCTTTAAACATTTTACTTTTACCTTGCGTATTATTGTTTTTCTTTTCGTTCTTCTTGCGTAATCGAATATCTCGCATTTCTTTTCTATCGTTCATGATACTTTTTTACTCCCCGTTATACAGCCAATAGTAATGCTTTTAATAATATTGCTAACCACTCAGCCATAAATTTCTCCTAATTAAAGTTTCATATTTATTTATAAGTAGTTCTTATACTATTATCTCATGTTATTATGAGTTTGTCAAGACCATTTTTATTCTTCATCATCATATAATATAAACAATTCATCATCATCTTCTTCACTAATAATCTCTACCGTATTGTGTGATGGGTCATTTACATAGATAAACTTTGTATCATCTCTATGTTTATCAATATCACCAAGATGTTGGTATTCTGATATGTCTCTTGCTTCGATAGCAAAATGGGAAGGGTGTTCGTTCTTAGTGGTTAACGCTAGACAGGTATTCTCAAACTGTATCATAGCCCAAGTATTATCGTGATATTCTACTTCACAACTAAAATTGTTTGTGTACCATTTAACTGATTCTTGTATATCCTCAACTTGGATTGCTACATGATGTAGTCTATCTAGGTAGTCTGCCATATACTATCTTCCTTTCTTAAAATGTTTCTGGTGGGCGAATTTATAAAATTTAAAGTCTGTTGTATCTGTTCCTAGTTTTAATCTTTTACCTCTAAAAAGATATCTACCACTTCGTAAAGAATTTTTCAATGCATTTAGATTTTTTGCTGTTTTCTTTTTATACTCTATTCTATGTACACGTGGTTCTGTTTTACCATCTTCGGTAATCCATATAAGAATATATTTCTTTTCTTTTATAGTGTAGTAATGTAGTGTAAATTCTTTGTGTATTTTTTGTTCGGTTGCATAACCTTCGATAGCCTGTATTGTAATATATGTATAAAAACTTAAAAATACAAATAAAGGTATGAACAGAGAAACAAACAAAATTTGTTTTCTTGATTCAATCATCACCCATAAACAAGTAACTGCAAATGTTATTAACGTAAATATAAAAATGGGTTTTGATAAAAATGATTCTATGAACTCATTCATTTTTTGCCTCTCCCTTCCATCAAGAAATCAGAACCAAGTGGAACTGATGATACTCTTTTTGGTATTACAAATTTTCTTGGTAGAAAATTAAAAGATTGTGGTTTACCTTTTGCATCTAATTTTATTCTTACAACCGTGAGTTCTTCTCCTGATGCAAAAAACTCAATTTGTTTTGTGTATAATATTTTATAAGGATTCAATCTTACGATTTCGATCTTTCCTTTTGTTATACTTTTAGTGTCTTTATTATACACATGGGTATTAATAATATACTCGCCCGGAATGATACCACGCAGAGTTACTACTTCTCTGTTGATTGGTATAACTATCCTTGTACCATTAATATATTCTGAATCGTTTATTACACCAAGATCATCTTTATCTAAATGCATAAACCCAGTAGCCATGGAACGAAAACTAACTATATTTTCATTCGGGTCTTTAACCCACAAATCAATATCATCAGATTTGTTATGGTCCCATTCAAGTGTAATGAGTATGTCTGCTTTTGGTTTTACAGGATTCTCAGCCTTCTTCTTTGGTGTAATCAATAGATAACTAATAATAAAAAGAAAAACAAAACCAAGAGTAAGATTGAAAAGTAAATCCGTAAAACCTAAAGTAGAACGATATTTTCTTTTGTTCATACCTTTTCCAGATTAACTAATTGTATTTTAAGTGAGAGTGAACACACAAGTCCTGTAAGTGTTGTCCATAGAGCAGTAGACATACCAGTTGCCATACTAGACAATGCACGTTGCAGAGTTCCAATATTTGTCATATCAATCGCACCAAAGGCAGAACCAAGAACAATAATAAAACCTGATACTGTTCCAATCATACCTAGTGCGAGACAGGCTTCGGATATGAACCAACCAACGTCTGTATCTACCACATCATACACATACTCTTGTGTTGCTTGATAAGTCCGTTTGCCGATCCATATAGTTGTGAGAACAAAGACAAGCATAATCAGAAAACTAATCTTTGTCTTATCGTTTTGTAATATTATATTATACAAATCCCAATAATACGCAGATATTGCAAAACCTAGTTGCAAAGAAAAAAACAACCACCATCTCATAAAGGGTGTCTTGAATTGTGTAAAAAAACTTTCAAAGTATTCTCGTAACATTTTAGCTCCCTAAATTGTCCTTCATTTTTTGCGGTCTATTTGCAGTTGGTCTATCAACAGTATCATACAATCCTTTTTCTGTAACTACTTTTCGATACCCTGTTGGTTTGTATGTAGTGTAATATATTTTGCCATTTATTTCTGTATCGTATCTTTCTGTTCCTGCTCTCCAATGCATTTGAATCACTTTGCCTGTAGCAAGAACTCTTGCGGCTACTCTTTCACTTGGTAGATAGACTCTCATTTCAACAGGTACAGTTTTTGTATTTCCATCTGTATCTTCTTCCATGATTGTTGTAATTCTATCATCAAGTGAATCATCTTCGTTTGTGTTTAATAATTCTACCATTTATTCTCCTTCTTCGTTATTTTCCTCTTGATCTTCTGTTACTATTTTTGCCTTTCGAGTTTTTGGTTTCTTGGGCTTCTCTGGAGGCATTTCAAATAGTCCCGGAATTGCTTCTAGAACTAATCTTGGTGTAAGTCCATTAATCTTAGATTTCTTTTCTATCATCTGTAGAAGTATTTCTGCTTCGCCTTCATGAACAGATTCTAACATAGTTATGAATATTTCTTCTTTCTTTGTTTGTTTTACTGCTGTATTATTTTTTGTTAGATAATTAAATTTTCTAGTTTCTCTAAACAAACTTGAAGGTGTTATTCCCTCAGGTGCATCATCAGCACGAAACGGTGGTCTTGTTTTTGGTAATGCAAATTCTATTTTTGGATCAAATGTTCCTTTTAAAATAGACCGTAAAGATTTAGAGTTATGCATCTTCAATAAATCTACTCTCGCCTGACGACTTGTTGCATCATTAACGAGTTTTAATACTTCTGATATTAATAATGTAGAACCCGGCATTTAAAAATCTCCTATATTTTCCATTAAATTCTTTAACTGTTTATCAATAAAATATGGCATCAACTTACCTCGATCACCATTTATTGGTTTTTCGTATTCTTCTAATATCTGTTGTTCAAGTGATTCTGGTACAAAATCTAAATCAATAAGTTCTTCATTTCGTTTATAGTTTCGTAACATTTCTTCTGTACAAAATTCTTCTGGCTTCATACCTAACCATTCATTGATTCTTCTTTTAATGAGTGGTCGTTGTCTACCACCATTCATGAATGTATCATCTTTCGATAGAAAGTTTGGTACACCATCACTTCTATCACCTCTCATAATCAGTTCTTTTATAAACTGTTGAGGATTATCATTACGAATATATTTTTTCTGTATCGGACTGTATTGTGCCACATTCGGATACTTTTGTAACTGTACAAAATCTTTATCACTAGAAAGAATTAGAATCGGATTCTCTTGAGAATTGTGTTTAACTAAAATGGCAATAATATCATCTGCTTCAGTAGATTCGACTTCTAATGTTTTATAAGGAAATGTTTCAGACAATTCATCTTTGATTCTATTTAATGATTCAAAAATAGAATTCCAATCTAGATCAGATTTCTCTCTTGTTTTCTTTCTTCCTGCTTTGTAATATGGAAACCTCTGTTTTCTCCAATAGTTTTTATTATCACAACAAAGAATAAGTTCACCATACTTTTCTTTAAATTGTGTTCTATACATTCGTAAACTATTTAAAACCATGTGTCGAACAAGGTTTTCGTTTATTCCGTTATCACCGTTTCCCATGTAACCAATTTGTCTCATGAGATTCGATATCATAATTTGATTCAAATCAACAAGTATCATTTTATAATCCTTTTAATTGTATCTCCTATATTATATATATGCGAGATATTCGTCAATAACTTCAATCATGTCAGGGTTGTCAAAATTGAGTTTTATTTTGTTCATAATTCGTTTTTTTACTTGGTGTTCATTAAATAACTTCTTCATTCTACTCTTATTAAATTTATTTTTTTCTAACTGTTTGTCTAATTCATCAGAAAATATATCTGTTAATCTTTCTATTTTGGCTGCTGTTAGAGCCTGAATGTTTATCTTCGGTCTTTCTTTCTTTTCTGGTTCTGGTAAAGTTTTGGAATATTGGATTAATTCTTTAAGTTTTTTTTGAAAAAAGTTTTCACTATTTTGCCACACAAGATGTTTAATGTTTGTTTGTAAAGATATCATTCTTGCAACAGAACCAAGAACAGAAAATTTATAATCTTCACATCTTCTCACTATGTTGATTAATTCTTTAGGTTCTTTTTGTTCTTTTAAATAATTAATCACAAATTGTTTTTGTTGTTTATTATTTGTATTTACATTATACCAATTAAAGGCTCTTGAAATTTCAGAAGAAAGTATTTGCCTTTGCAACTCTTTGTTATCCATCTTTTCTACTTGACCAACATGAAACATACGTTTATAAGGATAGTCTTTCAGTTTTTTAAACTGTGCTGGTTTCAGTTTGTTGTAGATACTCAACTGAGGTTCTTCTGCAAATAGTTTTTTCTTAGCCAATGATATATCCTTTATTCAAAAATTCGATTATGAGTATTATTCACTTTAACAAAAGTAGCACATTTTGACAAGTCTTTTATTCTCTCTGCACCAACGTATGTACAGGCAGAACGAATACCACTTAAAATATCTGAAATCGTATTTTTAACTCTACCACGATATGGAACCACTACAGTCTTACCTTCTTCTCCACGATATTCACGATTGGAATGTCCGTGTCGATCCATAGCAGTTTTTGAAGCCATACCATAAAAGGTCATCCCTACAGGTCTTTCTTCTGTTACTCTTTCTAATTCGTTTTTGTAAACATATTCACCATCACATTCATCATGACCTGCTAACATACCACCAATCATAACAAAGTCTGCACCACCTGCAAATGCCTTTACAATATCACCAGAAGAATTACAACCACCATCTGCGATAATATGACCACCAACACCATGTGCGGCATCTGCACATTCTATCACAGCACTTAACTGTGGATAACCAATACCTGTTTGTATTCTAGTTGTGCAAACACTTCCGGGACCGACACCAACTTTAATAATGTCTGCACCTGCAAGTATAAGTTCTGAAGTCATATCACCTGTAGCCACATTCCCTGCGATTATTGTTGCATCAGGTAATAAATCTCTTGTTCGTTTTATCGCATCTACAAAGTTTTTTATATATCCATTTGCAACATCTAAACCAACAAATCCTATTTCTGGAAATGAGACTGCAAGATTTTCTAATACAGATATTTCTTCTTCTGATATACCAGTCATAGCACAAATGTATCTGCATTGTGTTTGTTTTTCCCACAAGTCAAAAAATACATTATGTTGTCTTGCAATACAGGTAACCATTCTATACTCTTGTAAAACTTCGTGCATACCAAACGTACCTGTCGTGTCCATATTACTTGCCATAATAGGAACACCTGTCCATTCTTTTTGACTATGATAGAATTTATATGTTCTATCCATATCCACATCAAACTTAGAAGTGAGTGTTGACCTCTTTGGTCGAATTAGAACATCTGAATAATCCAGTTTTATATCATCTTCAATTCGCATTTTTTCTCTTTCCTATTTGAATTTCTTTTTCTTTTCTATCAGTTCTTATATTTAATATTTGATTTGATTCCATATCAAACCATCTATAGTTATGACCTTCACCATCATGATAAGAAAGATAGTTAAGACTATCCAAACGAAAAGAACGCCAACCTTCGTTTTCTAAATCCCAAACAGGTAGAACTTCTAGATTTTCTTTTCTAGTTTTTGCTTCATCATTTTCTTCTTTGATGGTGGTGTTCTCGAACATGGCAGGATTCAATGTGCATTTCATTATTCTAGTTTCACCATTTGCTTTTTTAAAAGATACATTACAATCATGTTCTAATAAAATTTGTATCAATACTTCACGGTTTCTTAAATCAACTCCCATTATAAAACTCCTTAATTATTCTCCTCTGAGAAAATAGTATTTCTTGGTCTCGACATAAAAGAATACTTCATAAACATATCAATAAATCCACCTGCAGCCAATACAGAGGGTGGTACGTTTTGAATATCTTCTAATTCAATATCATCAAAAGATTTGTCGAGTTGTTCAAAACTTTCTGGATTTACATGAATTTCTATTTGTGCATTTTTACGAAAAACTACACAACATTCATCTTTCTCTAATTCGATATCATAATTCGGGTGAAATTTAAATCCATATATTTCTAAGCCTTCTTCTTTTTCGTTTTCATCATAATCAAAATCGTCTAAGGGCATTTTACACTCCAGTTATCCATGGAACTACGAATATTAAAAAAAGAGAAACAATAACACAATAGATTGTTACTTGAATCAATTCATTTTTTTCTAGCATAACTATTTATCTCCATTACATATTGGTGTATGCAACCACAAGAATATCTCGATAATCTACGTCTGCATAGAAACAAACTTTTTTGAACCAATTATTTTTTTCATTAAAAAAACCAATGGCACTATCATAATCGAGTCTATCTTGCTTATACATTTTTATTCTTCTTCTTATTTTATTACCTTCTTTATTAGACATAGTTTTCAACAGTTGTTTTCTTTCTTGTAAAGGAAGATTTGTGAGTTTTTCATCTTCTTTATTTAACTGTATTTTCAAATCTTCCAATCCCTGTTGAATGATTGCCAACCATAAAGCAGGTTCTTTTTGTTCAATTGTATCTTCCAAGGATTTCACAATCATAGGCTAGTTTTCTCCTTAATAAGTGCGATTCTTGGATCACTAGGATTCTTAGATTTATAGTATTCTAGTAATGCTTTAATTTCTACTGCAGGCATTTCTTTAAGTAATTCTCCCAGTTCATCACAACTAAATTCATCTATTAAACCCATCTTCTCAATTCCTTTAAGCACAATCATATAGAATATCTCCTTTTAGTGTTCTAGTCTAGTTCATCTAATTCATCATCATCTAATGCCATCAATTCTTCTATTTGTTCATCAGACAAATATACAAGTTCATCAGGTGTAAGTGGTGCTTCCCATTCTTCCATTATAGAATTGATATACCATAGAGGAACTTTTTTGATATCTTTTACACCTTCTTTGTCCATAAAAAACTGTTTAGTTTCTTTTGGTATTTGTTTATAAGTTTTATATGTTTTAAACGCCATTATATAATTTCTCCTCCATCTGAAAAGGCAAAAACAAGTAGTGCTACAATAACTATTACACCTATTAATGACATTGGTAATTCCTTTCTAATTAAAGTATAAAGGGCCTGTCCATTTAATTTTATAGTTACCTTTTAAGACATTACCTCTGGCACCGTTTTTCGCAGGTGCAGTCCAAGTGTTTGCCTTTAGAATATCACCTTCTTCAAACCCACCATACTTACCAGAAACAGTACCAGATTTTTTGACGATAAACGCTTTGGCAGAACCTCTACCAACGACTTTGATAAATTTCTTACCATCTATCAATTCAAATCCATCTATATATTCTTGTGTCATTCTATCAGTAGTCTCTGGTGGGAATGTTTGTGGAGATGGAAATGTTTGTTTATAATCTGCAATCATTCCTTCTTTT